AGCGAAAAGAGCTTTCGGGCAAGTCAGAAAACCTTCGGTAGCGTTCGAAGGCAACGTGGGCTCTCCCGGGATCAACGTCACTGTGTTGATTATCGGCAGCGGCGGCAGGTCGAGCCCGGTGGAAAGAACCGGCGGCAACGCGGCGGCAAGCTCCATCTCCGCCATCCGGGTCGCCACAATTGTTGCCACCCTATCGGAGGCCTCCTGAGAGACAATGCTATCACCATGGCCGACGCCCACTGCAATAAAACCGTCTTGCTCCAGCGTTACCGTCTGCTGCGAAGGAAAATCCGCTTCTGGCCGGGCTGCAAGGTCCGCGATGGCGTCCGCAACCGTTTCCTGTCTGGTGCCCACGCCATCAAACCGAACCGCGCGCACTTCATTCTCGGGTTCACAAGCCTCCCCGCTACCGGACAAATCCTCGGGGACCAGAAACGCAAAGGGCCGAATCCATCGGAGTGTAGCGGGACCATGCCCGACAATCAAAAGCTGGAAATCACAATCTATGTTGTCCTGGTCCTGTGTCTCCACCCCACAGCTTCCCTGCTCGTTATCGGAGTCCTGCTGATTGGCGTCCTCCGTGCGGACAGTCCTGGACTGCGCCTTGAAAGCGTAGAGCGTCGAATCCGCAGTAATCTGCTGGTCATAGGCCAGGCATCCGCGCTGGACGTGAATAAACCGATTCATCATCTGACGGAAGGCGCCCCGGGTGCCCCCGGCGTAGAAAACACCCAGGTTCAGATCCTCCTCTATGCCGGTGAATGCGAGATCCACCCAGGCAAGTCGGCAACGTCCACCGGGGGCTTTTTCCTGGATCGACGAGGTAGCACCGAACATCCCCCGGGTGAAGATGGCCCAAGTAATGGGGCACTTGTTATCGAGCCGGTCCGGGGTGAAAGCTTCCCACAGCCGGTTTTTTCCGTCCAAATCATAGCTGACATAAAAGGCGCGCTCTGTGTTTGCTACCTGGCCGCACGCCCATTCAACAGGGTGGGTCCCCGTCCAGTAGCCCGCCCAGGACGGCCCGGAGTCATCGGACAGCGTAGTCAACGAGGCATGATTAAGGACCCAGGTATGAAGATTGTAACGATCATCCGCCGGAACCGATACCATCAAAAACTGGCCGTAGGTGCCCACAGCAACGCCCGACAAATCGTTGTCCATTGTGGCCTTCGAAACCAACATTTCGTTGTCCCGAACCGGGAGCCTGGAAGTAATCTTCCCGCCCAGCGCGGGATCATAAAACGCTATTCCCGCCGGAGAGAACCAGACGAGCCTGCCGTAATGGGAGAGCGCAGAACGGGCGGACAGGCACCCCACACCCAGGATCTCTTCCTGGAAATTCAGCGTGGTCGTCCATTGCGTCCGGTCTCGAACGTTCGCTTGCAGCAAAGACCCGTTCGTATCCGTGAAAACCATTAGCTGGGGAGAGTCGGTGCTCGGAGTCACGATCATCGCTGTCACCGCAGACCGGAAGAAAAAGCTGACCTGGCCGCCCAAGTAGTCGGACTCCCGGAAACTGAGCGGGTTGGAGATGTCGCTGGCGAACACTTGGTTGCCTTGCGCTACCCAAAGCCTGTCTCCGACCCAAGCCATGTCCCCGCCGATGGGGGTCTCATTGGGTTTGCCGGAGATGTGGCCGAAACCGTATCCATCATACCACGCTGGCGCCGTGTCCCCGCCGTCCTGGATGAACAGCACTGCCTTGGGTGGAATGATGGTAATCGGAGAAGTGAAAGAGTCGTTTACCCGCGCCGCAGACTGAAGCGCCTGCACCCAGTAAATCTGCTTGGCGTAAGGGTTGAACTGAAGCCCGTTCAATCTGTGGAACGTATCGAAGGGCCAATTTGCTACGTAAACCTTTCCATCTACTACCACGACATACTGCTCCAGACCCGAAAGAGGACGAAAAATAAAGCCCCCCTGGAGATTCCCATCCGGGAGTGTATACACGCAGCGGTAGCCAGGGCGGCACGAGACGAGGCCGCCGACATTAAGCACATTGAGCCCGCACCAGTAATAACCCAGAGGGACTTGCCCAGGATACAGGTCCGACTTCATCCCCGATAGGAACGAAGTATCGGAATCGATGATGCGGGTGCTAGGGCTCGGGGGCACTGTATTTGGCTCCTTTGCTCAAGTTGTCCTTGGCCCAAAGTGGTTGGAGGTTCGTGTAATTGAAACACGCACGCTGTTGATCGGGTTGCGTCAGGTCGAAGCTCGCGCACGGGCGGATGTGGTCGATATGCCAGTCGCCGTAATTTTCCCAGGTCATACCCGGAAGAAACTGCGCTGCCAAGTGAACCTTGAGAACTTCCACCGAACACCCCAAGAGCCGGAGCACGTTACTTGACCCGCACTTCTTTGCCCGCAGCGCCCACCAGATTCGGGTGGATAGATTTTTCCGGAGCTTCCACCAACTATCCGTCGCTTGCTTCATAGCAGCCCAGGCTCGAAGCGTTTCCCGCCGTCGAATTTTATTTTCTGACTGCCATTTCTTTGTCCGGGCCAACACCTCGGCATGGTGGCGCTCGTGATACCGGCGCTTGCACGCCTTGATCACTGCATCCTTGTGGGCTAGTTGAAACCAACACCACACAAAGAATAAAGTTAAACTTCTACTATCCATAAGGTTAGGTAATATTGTAATCGTACTTGTCGCGGAGATTACTCATATCAATTACTTGCACAGGATTGTAGACTGGCGGCTCCGCCATCAATTGCGCCTCAAGCTCCAGCCGAGCAGCATCGGCTTCATAGGAATGCGCCTCGGCAATTTGATTGTCCGACACGTGCTTCCTGGCTTGAACCGCCATCAAGAAAGCTAATCGGCTTCTCAACGGAACGTGATCATACCGCGAAGTGAAGACCGGGTTAGTCCGTCTAAATGCAATCCTAACCCACGAGCACGAACGGTTGAGTTGTATCCTCCGATACTGGGGAAGGGTCTCATCCGGCTCCATCACAGTCAAAAGAGTCCCGGTTGCTCCTGAATTGTCCGTGGTCGACAGACGAACAGACCCAACAGTCACCTCTTTGAAAAGACCCGTGATGCGCGCGATAACTGGAGCCGCAGCATCCGGGACCGCTACGCCGTAAATCGTCGGGAGTTGATACCCGTTCAACCAAACTCCGTTCACCTGTCTGCGCAAAACATTTCCAGCCTCGTCGTATCCGTAGACGAGCACCTGCTTTCCATTGTCCTCGGGTGTCTGGAGAAAAGTCACCAGCTTGGATGGATGCGGAAGGTCTCGATAGGTGCAGTGCATCTTTCCAGCATCTTGCCATTTCCACTCACAAACCGTGCGGCAGTCACCCGGGCCATTTAGATGGAACGAAAAAGTTTGCCCGTAACCCAGCACCGGCTGGCCGCCAATGTTCACCGCGAGAACTGTATCCACTTCCCGGGGAAGCGCTACGCACCTGCGACCGCAACCCGCCGGGTTGTTGCATTGGGTAGCCCCATCACAACTTGAACAACCCGCGCTACAGACGTCCAAATAGCCCTTCCAGCCTTCCAGGTCTTCCTTGTTGGCAATCATCGCGACCGCGTCCGACAGCCAACGAAGAAGCTTGACATCATTGCACACGCCGACGATTTTTTTCGACTCCTCCCAGATTTCATCAACGGTGAAAATAAAGTCCTCCTTAGATTAGTAGCCGTTTTTCTCTCCGCCCGTCACCAGCCGCGCGATCTCATCCAGCGCTTCCTCCGCGCTCTTGTCGCGGTGCGTCGGCTCGTCCGGTTCCCCGTCTTCGACTTCGCAGATGCACCGGACCTCGATGTCGCATTCATACCAATGCTTGCCGGTCTTCGAGTCGACCTTGCTGGTCTCAGATTTCTTGAAAAATCCGACCTTCATCGTGCCTTCCTGCGGCAGGTCAAGCTCCTCCGGGCCACAGTAGTGGATTGTCGGATAGCTCTTCTTCGAGCCGGAATCCCGCGCGGTGCTGACCGAGATTGGTCCGCCCATCTCGCCGTAAAGTTCTTCTTGGCTCACGCCAAGGTCAATGTGATCATCGCTCATAGTATTATACTCTCAACAGTCGCCTGAAACCACCTCCGGGTCCTACACGTATCCCCCGCCTAACGCGATTCGAAGCGCCTGAACTCGATTATAGAGGGCTTGCGTATCCGCGGAGGAAAGCCCGGCGTGAACCGCGGCAAAAGACATCCGGCTGCTATCCCACAACTGCACTGATCCGCTGCCATTGTTCGCCATCACGTAAATTTCGATATTCGGTCTCGTGCCTCCAGTGGTTGCCCCGCTGACGAGCGCGCCGAACGCAGAAGTAGAGCTTGCGGTATAGATCGAAAAAGCATTCGCAGCGGTCCGGCTTCCTGAAGTGAAACCAGTCCACCCAACACTAGCCGCTGTGATGGTCCCCTGTCCGGAGGCGTTATTCCAGCACGCAAAATACGCCGCGTTCGAATACGCCGCCCCCAGGTAATAGGCTGCCGTTCCCCCCGTAGCCGCCCCAATTGGCAGTTGATCCCGATTTGTAGTAGTTACTAAGTAAACCGACATTCCCGCCGATAGGTCTGACGAGTAGATCGAAGTAGGGACCAGACCAGTCTGAAGGTATTTGGAAACCCCATCACCAACCAACCCGTTGACTGTCAAGTCTCCCCCGGCGAAATTCACGTTTGTCCACGGATCGTTTCCCCCGCCCACAATTAACGGGGTGAGCGCGGCGATCAAACTATC